TTGATCACGTTGCTTATCAATCACAGAGGGATGGAGCTCAAAAGGCGATGACATTTTGCATAGGCTCGCTTCCATCCCTGAATTGCTTATGGTCAGTTGACGAGAACCGAATACCAGAACACACGACCGACGACACGAAATTCATCGAGCTCATCGCCTTCGACCGTATATTCCGGCCACTCATCATTGTTAATGCTGCGCAGCCGATAGGCACCCTTTGGTAATTTGTACAAAAGCTTTACTTGAATCAAACCACCGTTCTCAACCACATACGGCCGTCCGGATGAAACCTCGGTATCGTTCGTATCCACAGCAATGGTGGAACCTTCCGGAATCACCGGATCCATACTGTTGTCATCCATCCGCAACCAGTAAGAAGTCCCCGGCGAAGCCTTCGCCGCCTCGATCACCTCCTTGTCCATCCGCAGTGCCTTCCCATCGTCCTCATTCCCCAGTTCCGGCAGCCACACCGAATCCAGATCGCCTTGAGGGTCCGCTTTCTTCAGCGCGGCGGGCATGCGCTCGCTGGAGTCGCCAAACGCCAGCCAGGCGGCGTTGACGCCCATGACGCGGCCCATCTTGGCCATGTCTTCATAGCTGGGGAAGGAGCGGCCGGCTTCGTAGTGAGAGGTGCGGCGCTGGCCACCGGGCCAGCCGCATTTCTCGGCCAGGTCCGCTTGTGTCAGGCCCGCACGCTGGCGCGCGGCCTTAATTCTGTCGGCGATGGTGCTCATGAAATCCCGTCACTCCTAATTTTGTTCTATTGGACCCCAGTCTGTTCTGCTTGAAAACACGTTAAAGTGAGTGTTTTAATAGCCCAGGAATGAGTTAATAGCCAGAAAGGAGACCGGTCTTGAGTAGCAAACTCAGTTATTACAGAAGACTTGCCGGCCTGACCCAGGCCGAGCTAGCCGCGAAGGCGCGCTTTCCCCAGGGCCAACGCCGCATTTCGTACTACGAGGCTGGGCAGCGCCAGCCGAAGCTGGACGACTGCCGTGTGCTGGTGGCCGCGCTCAATGCGTCCGGCCTGGAATGCACCCTGGATGACGTCTTCCCGCCGCAAACCACGGCCGCCCCGGCCGGTACCGGAGTCGCTTAGTGGTGGGTGTGGGCGGTGCGTCGTCATGGCCTTGGGTGCTCGTGTCGTGGAGTGACACCAGTATCCGGCAGGTCAGCCGACATGCGATAGCCCCGAATCCATCTGTACATCCAGACAGTAGGGGAGGGCGCCATGGAACCGCGTGATGCCCTTCAAGCTGCCATTACACAACTCCACCCCGGGCGGGGCGGCCAGACTCAGTTGGCCGAATCCATCAACGACGAGATCAACTCGCCCGACCAATTCGTCACCCCGGACCGCGTCAACAAGTGGCTGAACACGCCATTGCGGATGCCTTTCCAGGTCGCGCTCGCCATCCAGAAGTTGACCCACGGCGCCGTCAGCGCGGGCGACTTGCGGCCAGACCTCAAGGACTTTTCCGCCCGCCTACACGAGCACCGCGCCGTGATGAACGACCGGTACGAAGTAGGGCGCCAGGCTATGGAGACACCCCATGAATCAAGATGACCTGCTTGAACTGCACAACCCGGCCGGCACGCTCTTGTGGCCACGATCGGACGCCACGCCCGACGTCGCCCGCTTGCTGGATCTGCTGGCCGACCTGCCGAACTTCCACACCCTGTGCTACCTGCTCGAATGGAACGCCCGGGGCCGGTGCTTCCGGTTCACGCCGACCGAGTTCTGCCACCAGGTGCGCGAAGCCATCGACCGCAACGACAGCGGCCAGCTGCTCATGCTGTACCGCCAGGCAGTAAGAGCCCGGGAACGGGACCAGGAGGCCGCGCACTCATGAGTCTGGACGCACTGCGATGGGCGCTGAAATCGAGCCCAGGGAACGCCAGCCGAAAGCTGGTGCTCATCTCCCTGGCCGATCGCGCCAACGAAGAACACTGCGCCTACCCGAGTTCCGAACGCCTGGAGCGGGACACCTGCCTGAACCTGAAGACCGTGAAAAAGTGCCTGCGGGAACTGGCCGACGCCGGTTACATCGAAGACACGGGCGAACGAAAGGGCAAGACCAAACGGGTGATCGTCTGGCGGTTGCTGGACGTCGAAGGGCGTGAAGACGGGCCCCCGGAGAACCGACCCAAAAACGGGCCGGTTAAATCGACCCAAAAACGGAACGATACCAAAAACGGAATCGTTCCAAATTTTCCAGAGAACGGACCCAAAAACGGACCGATTAAATCGACCCAAAATTGGGTCGCAGAACCACCCATTGTTTTAACCACCCAAGGGAACCACCCAAATATTTGCGCAGACCCCGCTGACGCGAGGTCCACGCCGAACGATTCGAGCGATCCGGATGTGAGCGAACCGATCGACGGCGAGTTGATCAACCGGTCCGATCCCGACGTCGTTCCCGGTTGGACCTTCGCCGATCTGCTCGACCCACCCGAACACGACCCGGAGCAGGGCACGTTCATCGCCTTGCCGCTCCGAGCCGACCAGACTCCGGTGGTTCACTTCGTCACCGATCGGGACGTGTTGAACCTCCAGCAAACCTATCGATCCATCGACGTCGCCCAGGAATGCCGCCTAATGCTCGGCTGGCTGATCGGTAATGACGCCAAGCGAAAAACCGCCAAGGGCATCCGGAAATTCATCAGCGGCTGGCTGAACCGCGCCCAGACCAACGGCGGCAGCCCCTTCGGCCAGCAGGCCCCGCACCTGACCGGGTATTCCAAGCTCGGCAGCGACGCCAAAACCCGGCGCGAACAGGTCCGCAACGCCCTGCGGGATATCCAGAACACCGACTGGGACAACGGGACCGGCGGCCGAGCACCGGCCAACACGCCGCACCCCGCCGCACGGCGCCAGCAGGTGCGGGAATCCCTTCGAGACATCACGAACACCGACTGGTGAGGACACGACCATGATTCACGGAAACACGGCACTCGACCTGACCCCCACCCAAACCGCTCGCCTGGTCTCCGGCCGCGAACTGGTCCGCCAGGTCATGAGCGACGGCCAACCGCGCACCCTCTGGGAAATCCAACAGGCCGTGAAGGCCCGCGCGGGCGGCCAGCACTTCAGCGAGGGCACCATCGGCGCCCGCATCCGCGACCTGCGCAAAGCCGAATTCGGCGGCCACACCATCAAGCGCCGATCGCGCCGTGGCCACACCTACGAATACTGGATGGAGACCGCCCAATGACCCACGCCTGGACCTTCCGCGCCCCCATCACCGTCACCTGTCCGGACTGCGACGGCCAGGGCTTCACCCACGGCCTGACCATGCGAATCATCTGCATGGAGTGCGACGGCTTCGGCCGCATCCGCGCCGGCGACGACCCCAAACCGCTCACCCGGGACGAACGCGAAGCCATCCTGAAACAGGACCTGATGCGCGCCCAAAAGCGCGTCACTCACCTGGAAACCGAGTTGGCCAGCGTCGAAACCTTCCGCAAACAGAAGGCCGCGGCGGACCTCGCCAACCAGGTATACCCGCCCGAGTTCAGGCACACGCGCGGCGGCTACGGAGACTGACCCGGCGATGACGACCCTGACCACTCAAATCACCGACGCCGCCATCAAACGGCACGCCCCGGCCGAGCACGTTCGACAGTTGCACGACCGGGCCCAGGGCGTGCTGTATTTCCGTTACCACCAATCGCGCGACAGCGGCAGCTGGTACCTGGTCCGCCAGAAGAAATGGCGCAAACTCGGCAAGTGGCCTGAGATCGGCGCCGGCCTGATGCGCAAGGAAGTGCCCAAACTGCTGGCCGACGCCGATGAAGCCATCGAGACCGGCCAAACCCTGGACGACGTTCTGACCTGGTACCGGGACCGCACCGAGGCCAACCGCACCCTGACGAAACAACGCCGGGCCGACATCCTCAGCGCGATCGACAACCACCTGTCGCCGGTGCGCGACCTGGTGGAACGGCCCCTGGCCGACGTGGACCGGCGGGCCCTGGACACCCTGCTGATGACCCCGCTCCAGCAACGCCTCAAACCCGCCACCGTCGCCAAGGTGTTTCGCATCCTCAAGACCGCCACCAAACGCGCCGCCCGGCTCGACGTGATCGGCTACGACCCATTGAGCGCCTACCAGCTGGCCGACTTCCTACAGGCCCGCATCCTCCCGAAACCAGCCGCCTTGCGCGCCGCCGACCTGCCGGATCTGTTCGACGCCGTTCACAACGCTCGGCCCAGGGCCGCCATGCTCGTGTTGCTGATGCTGCTCCACGGTACCCGCATCAACGAAACCCGGCTGGCCACCTGGCGTCAATTCGACCTGGTGGACGGGTGGTGGCATATCCCCGGCACTCACACCAAGAACCGCCGCCCGCATCGGCTACCGCTGACCCGTCAGGCCGTCGCCTTGCTCACCTGGTACCGGCCACACAGCCCGGGTGACGCCCTGTTCAAAGCCGGGCAGGGCGTTGTCTCCCGTCAGTACGCCGCGACCCTGGTGCGATTGATCAGCCGCCGCGAATGGTCCGCACACGACCTGCGCAAATTGGCCCGGACGATCTGGGCGGACCTCGGCATTGAGTGGTGGGTGGCCGAGCTGCTGATCAACCATACGCCCTCAAAGATGGACCGCACCTACATCCACACCCTGGTGAACGAGCAGTCGCGCGAGGCGTTGCAGCAGTACCACGACTGGTTGGAAACGCGCAGTGACACGTTCGCTTCGTGGGTAGACAGAGGGTAGACGGCGAAAAGAGTACCTACCCCGGAAAGGCCCGTTGTAGAGGGCCGGAAGCCAAAAAATGTTACAGATGCAAGGAAACTAGAACATGATGACCGACGCCGCACTCGACAACCGCCTCGAACACTGGGCCCGCTGGGTACACGGCGGCGCCTGCCCGGCGAAACTCGACTACGCCAAGACCGCACCCGGGTTCAGAGAACGCACCGGCCAGCCCCATGGCCCGCTGCTCACCGAAGACGGCCCCGAAGCCGTGGAAGCCGCCGTCAGCCAGCTACAGGTAAAAGGACACGGCCTATACGACGATGTGCGTCGCAAGTGGATCCGCAAGCCCAGGAAGGCCTACGCGCAATGCGCCGAGGTTCTCCGCGCCGAATACCGCGCTCACCCCGCCTACGGCGACGCCCGCTTTGAAGAAACCGGCAACGCCACCGAAAAGACCCTGGCCCGCCTCGGCATCAGCCAGCGGACCTACTACCGGAAGTTGGCCTTGGCGAAGGATTTCATTCGGGAGGTATTGGCGTGAACGGACATCAGTTTGTGGAAGGCTCTTTATTGACTTCCAAAGTGAAAGGCATACCCTTTGGGCGTGGCCGCAAAATCGGCCATCGGGATTGGCGTCCCGGAAACACAGGCGGACACAACCGCCGCGACTGAGCGGTTTTTTTGTGTCTGCAGCATGGCTATGCCTGTTATGGGCGGGCCGTGCGGGGGCTTTCGGGCCGCCGGTCCCTGTGTTCCGGTACGCCAACCTGCGCGGTTCCGCTCACCCTGTTGGCGTGGGGTAGCGGTTCATTGATCCCAACACAGGACATTGCTATGAACTCCAACCCTATCCCTTTCAATTTTGAATCCCATACCATCCGAGCGATCGATCGTGATGGAGAAATCTGGTTCATTGCTGCTGACGTTTGTTCAGCGCTAGGCCATGAACATCAATCCAGCACCCTCCGGCGTCTGGATGAAGATGAAAAGGGAGTGCACAGTATGCACACCCTTGGTGGTGCTCAGGAAGTGACCATCATTTCAGAACCCGGGCTCTACCGGTTGACTCTTACAAGCCGGAAGGCTGCCGCCAAACGCTTTACCCGATGGGTCACCCACAAAGTGCTCCCAGAGATCCGCAATACCGGCAGCTACTCACCAGAGACTAAACAGCCAGCACCCTCCCAGCCCGAGCCGCTCGAAAGGGCCATCCTGATGAACCTCAACGCCCTGAGCGTCCACCTCACCTACCTCAACAAATACTGGAGCGAACAGATAGCCCTGTCCGTCCAGGCCCTGAACACCAGCGTCCACAACGCCTACAACAGCCACATCCTCCACGCCAACCAACTGAACAGCCACCTACGGGAAACGCTCAAAGAGCACGACTGGAGGCCCGAAGCCACATCTAATACAATCGGCGGAAATCTAAAGGGACTCAGAGGTGTGGTATGAACTGCCAGGAATGCGGCGCGGAAATCTCCGCAAGAAAGCTAATAACAATGTACAGAATCCCTGAGCACCCATGCCCGACCTGTGGGTATGAGCATTCATTCAGGCGAGTAGGTGTTTATTTCGGCTTTACTTTGGTGGCTTTTATTGTCTTCCAAGTGCTCCCTCCCTTTGAAGGCTTGGGTAAGGCGGCACTGATAGGGCTATTTCTTGCAGCCGTTTATTGCTCGATCGATCTGTCCGTTCTTAGCTTTATACTTAGGAAGCGAAGAACTCAGTAGTGACAGTAGCCCCGGGGCTATACTCCGGGGCATTTAGTTCAGTGTGCTGTTTGACCTGACAGTTTAAGCCAACAGTTTTCAGTAATTACCAGTGTATTGCTCCCTTTGGCGTTGTTCGCCGCCGCAGCTTCAATTTTTCGTCCATGGCTAGTGTACTTCCAATCGCGCCCAGCTACTTCACCAACGACCAAACAGGTTGTTTTCTTTGTAACGCTCTTCTTCACGTCAGCACCAAGCTCGCGGGCGATCGTTTCATGCCGGCGTCGCGGGCCGCTCAAAAGTTCACCGGTGAAGCAGACTACGGCCCCGTTGAAATCGACATCATCTGGGTCATCACAAAAGTACTGGGTTGCCATTCCGTGAGCGATACCGGTCTCTTGAAAGCGTTGCCCGGCGATTTTTGCGATCAGATCGTGAAGTTCCGAAGCTTCCTCGTCGGATATCACATCGTCTTCTAGGATATGGCTAAGTCGCCCACTGATAACGTCTCCTGGCCACTGTTCCTTTAACTCGGGAGCTGAATCGATGAAGTCTTTGAGTGCTAATATCTCCTGGCGGTTCAGCACTCCATCAGCGGTAATTCCCTGCAGAAAGCCGATCAACCGATTTGTGAAATCCGAAATGTCCGCCAGGTCCTGTTCACCATATTCCAGGATGTCTTGAATAAGTTGTTCCAGATCCTGCTTCTCGTCAGCCGTAATAACACCATCTTTCAACACATCGCTGACCAGACACCTCAGGTCCAGGATATCCCCATCATCAATGTGGGAAACGTCCCCCTTAAGCCACAGGTCCAAAAAAGCCAGTTCATGTTCGTTCAACCGCTGATCGGCTGTAACCCCGTCGAGAATACCGTGTAGCGACAGTATAGCCTTGACGCGGTTGTTCCTGGCGCTGAACCGCCAGTTTGGTGCTTGGCCATGCTCATGGCCTGAATGGGTAGGCATGTTCGATCCCTCCTATAGAGTCCAAGTCAATTAAGATGAACCAATCAGGATGGAGAGGCAAGGTCACAGGCGGACACGAACGACACGGTGTGTGGAGGTCCTGGCGGGCGTGGGTGGTAGGCTAACTGGTGTGTTAAGCGTTGCCAAGGTTGGCGGGAAGGGGCTTTGGTCCATCATCCGAACTACTTACAATGGTGCAACCCGGCTTGTTCTCTGACTCCCTGAAGATCACCAGCAGTGCCCGTTGGTCATACCACCAATCGGTAGCCACCCAACCATCCCCACGAAACACATCCACCCGTTCCGGCTCACCTAACCGATCCTGCACATCCGCCTGAGCAGACACACAACCATCATCGGCCGGCACAAACCGTTCAGAGTAATGACAAGCAGCCATAGCGCCGCCAGAGCAGGAGAGGGCAATCAGAAATGAAAAGGCTCGGTACATCCTGGTAATCCGTACAACAAAGTCAGCAACAAGATACAGCCCAAAAACCGCCACGTCACCGCCACCAACTGTAAGCATTCTGAACGCACCGGTAAGAGTTCAGTCAGTTCAGCAACCGTTCAGCTTCGTTTTGTTACCGATAGGGTATTGGTATCGATTCACACACGAAAAGGAAACAAAACTATGTTGACCGTCTTCACTCGACTCTTCTTCACCAAGCCCAAGGAAACCTACCGCGAGCGGGAGTTGAGTCTTCAGGTTGATAGGCTTGAGTTTGAATTGGCAAAAACAAGAAGAGAAAAACAAGCGATACATATTCGACTGATACGAGAAAGAAATGAGTACAACAAATTTAGGCTAAAAGACTACCCTCTTGGGAAGCACTCTACTGACGTAAGTATTGAAACTCTTTTTCAAGGAGGATATTCAAATCCGGTCGAACGTGTGCTTGCTGATGTTTCTAGACAAGGCTATGACATTTCTGCGGCGTGGGAACAGTATGGTACGATGCTGTCTATTATTACCAAATATCAACAGAGTATGTCGCAATTGCAGAATATAATTGGTGGACTCTGTCTAAAAAGTAAATCTATCTCTTAGCGTGATTGTGTGGGTAACGATAAAAACCTTACTCTGACTTATGATTAGTGGCAAATTTTATAATTATTGATTCCTTTGCTAAATTGTTGTTAGTCTACTAGCAAATTTGGCACTCTTTTAGGGTTTTATATGATTACGAAGCTTTCAGGCATATTAAGGGCGTTTCGTGACACGGAGTCTCAAAAGCTAAGAGAACAGGGAATTAAACATGCTCCTACAATAGGGAAAATGTATGAAGGGCTTTCTGCTGATATATTAGAAAGTAGTATTCCGGCTGAATTTGGACTAAAGGTGGTGCATGGCTTTGTAGTTGATATGGACGGCCAACTGTCGGGTGAAATAGACTGCATGTTAGTCACCGGAGATGGACAGAGAGTTCCATATACTGATTCCTATCAATGGCCCATTCAAGATGTATTGGCTGTCTTTGAAGTTAAGAAAAACTTATATGGAGAAGAGCTAAAAAGCTCATTTTACCACTTAAGGAAAATTTCACATGCTTATAGTGAATGGTTATTTAGTGGAAGGCATGCGAGTGGTGAATCAATTAATATTCTTCCAGCGATGAACGCATTTTCAAAGGTTACTCGAGTTCATGCTCCAGGGTTTGAAGATAGGGTGACTTTATCGCCTGAGTATCAATTGCTTTATCACACATTTCTTGCCGAACAGTTTACGCCGCTTATGGTTGTTATTGGATATGACGGTTATAAAAATGAGGTCTCATTCAGAGAAGCGTTCTACAAGTTTCTGGACAATAGAATGGCAAATCTAGGCTACGGTGTTCGCTCTTTTCCTCATCAAATTATTTGTGGCGACTGTTCTTTAGTAAAACTAAATGGTCACCCATATTGCTCCCCTATTGATGAGGGTTTTTACTGGCCATTCTACGCATCTACTAAATCGAACCCAATTAGAGTTCTTATTGAGTTACTGTGGACAAAGATATCCAACAGATTTGAGGTGGGATTAACGAGTTATGGTGATTTGGAGCTTGAAAAGTTTAATAGAATGCTCTCAGCAATGCCTGTTATAAATGGAGAAGATGGAGGATGGGTATATAGGTTTACACCAATGACCAATGGAGACGAGGATGTTGAAAGTGAGTATGATGAGTGGAAACCAAAAACAGTTGAGCTTAGTGAACATTTGATTTTTCAGTATTTGTGTTCAGATCAGAAAGTCGATACTGCTGAAAGATGGTATGAAGATCTGGCAAATAAATATCAGCGAAGTCCAAAAGAACTAACTGATAGTCTTCTAGCTACTAACTATGTGGCACTAAGTGGAACAGAATTAAAGCTAACCACCTCAGAGCTTGCATGCATGATTCTTCCTGATGGCGGATTTGTAGTAGGCGAAAATGGAAATGGCGAACTGGAGGCTTATCTGAAAAAGTACTATTAGTTCTCGAGATACGTGAATATATAGTTTTGGATAGAGACATCGCTTTTGATGTGTACTGATATCCTTTGATGATTTTTGACCTTGTGTGAGTTTTTTGCTACGCCTCATTATTAGTGAATTATTGCATTTTATTTTTGTCTGTCTCGGACTATTTTTTTGTAATCTGCCCAGATGCTTTGCAGTTCAATACATGATATGAAGTGGTGTTCTTTTTGTGAATCATCATGAATTCGTTCAAGAAATTGCAGTACTAAGTCACCGCGTCGCACAGCTAGAAGTAGAACCCCCACGAGTGCGTTCTTTAGAACAAGAAGTAAGTGTGATCAAGAACACAATCGACGGACTGAAAACTGATATGGCAGGCGTGCGCGATGAGCTTCATCAAGTTAACCAGAAACTTGGAAATACAGCCACCTCAAGCGATGTAAAAGAGATCAACCGTAGCGTGATCAAGATCATGGCCTACGGCACTGCCGGACTTGTTTTCCTGGGTGTTCTGTCAACGTTTCATCGTTTGGGCTGGTTGCCCATTTAAGAATAGAAAGAGGCGCCAACCGGGTATGGGCTGTACCCGGTTGGCGTCAACCCACATGACGTATACATGTGAGCCGACCAAGGCCTCCTTACCTCGCGCGAGGTGATTAGGAGCCTATCCCGAATTACCGATACCCTCAAAGGTAAGGCTCGCAAATGAATGGTAAACCCTTCTTTCCCTGGATGGGTGGTAAACGCCGCCTGGCCAAACACATCTTGCCGGAGTTTCCGGAACACCAGTGTTACGTCGAACCCTTTTGCGGAGCGGCGGCGCTGTTCTTCATGAAGGATCCGGCCAAGGTGGAAGTGATCAACGACATCAACAACGATGTCATCAACCTGTATCGAGTGGTCCAGCACCATTTCGAAGAGTTCGTTCGGCACTTCAAGTGGTCGCTGGTCAGCCGCGAGTTGTTCAAGTGGCTGAATCAAACGCCGGCGGAGACGCTGACGGACATCCAGCGGGCCAGCCGCTTTTACTATCTGCAACGTATGAGTTTCGGCGGGCAGACACGCAACCGATCGTTTGGTGTTTCGGCTACGAATCCGCCGATGCTCAACCTGCTGCGTCTGGAAGAAGATCTCAGCCAGGCACACCTGCGGTTGAGCCGGGTGTTCGTTGAGCACCTGGACTGGGCCAAGTGCATCGAGAAGTACGACCGGCCGAACACTCTGTTTTACCTGGACCCGCCCTACTGGGAGACGGCCGGCTACGGCGTGGACTTCCCGTTCGAGCAGTACGAACGCATGGCCAAGCTCGCCGGCGACATCGATGGGCGCATGGTCATCAGCATCAACGACCATCCGGACATCCGCCGTGTCTTCGGCGGACTGCGGATGAAGGCGGTCAACCTGCGCCATACGGTCGGGGGCCGTGGTGGCACACAGGCCCGAGAACTCATCTTCTTCAACTGGTAAGCACCCATGAAAGACGTCTGGTTAGTACGCGGGTACGACGACAACGAAGGTACCCGGGGCAAGCTCGTGCTCGACTATTCGGTGTTCTGTCACACCCTCGAACTGCCGGACCGGGACAACCAGCCGAACATCAGCCGCATCCCGGCCGGTCGGTATCGGTGTGTCTGGCACCGGTCGCCACGTTTCGGTTGGGTGTACCTGGTCACCGGCGTCGACGGTCGCACCTTCATCCTGACCCACGCCGGTAACTGGGCGGGCGATGCCTCACTCGGTTACCGCACGGACGTCCAGGGCTGCATCCTGCTCGGTACCGTGGCCACCCGGCTGGCCGGACAGAAGGCCATCGGCGCCAGCCGCGCGGCCTGCCGTCGTTTCTTCAAACGCATGAACAAACAGGACTTCTACCTCAACGTCCTTAACCCCGCTTCACGATAAAAGAGTGACTGAAATGGTTGATTTTCTGAATATGGTGAAGGATCCTTTCGCTTCCGAGGGCACAATGGAGTGCCTGGATACCGATTCTCGGTGTTTGTGCAAGGAATTTGACCAATGAGATTATTCACCTCTTTTTCTGTTTCCACGCTGCTTTGCCTTCTGGCCACCTCTGTGAATGCTGATCTGGATGCACCTTACGGCTTCAATTGGGGGCAAAGCCAAGCTGAGGTATCCCGAATGGGCTACCTCTTATTTTGTGATGAGGGAGTACCCATTGCTGGCTGCTCTGCCTCACAAGGGACTTTACAAGACGAAACCAAACCAACCTATTGGCTGTCGTTCGATCAAGACCACGGGCTGCAACGCATTGAGTTGACCGTTACGCGCATAGAAAACAGCAGTGCCGGAGCTGGTGCGCGACATGGCTATTCGGAACTGAAGAAAGCTATATCGTTGACCCTCGGTGAGCCGGAAAGCTTTGAATGGGCTCAAGAAGGCCTGGTCGAAGAACCAGAGCGATTCTTTGATTGCATCAGCAGTACGGAATGTGGTGCCTGGGTCAGCTTTTGGAGACCAGAAGGCGGTGGTGTTGCGGTGCTGGAGCTGAAAGGTACAGGCACTGGTGGAGCAACGATCCATATCGCATTCGATTCGAAGATGTATAAAGAGCTCATCGACAAGTACAAAGAAGGCAGTTAAAGCCTTTTAAACAAACCCAATCAAGCCCGGCCAGCCCGGGCTTTTTTGTGCCTGGAAGGTTTACTCCAGGTACTTGTGCATCCTTTGTCTCAAATCGAGAGGTGATTCAATGAGCGTTGCATCCACCCTGACCGACCTCGCCAGCGGTGGCGTCGTCGGTGTGATCGGCAGTCTGGCGTCCAACATCCTGGGCATCTTCAAGGCGCGGGAGGATCACCGCCAGCAACTGGCCATGAAGAAACTGGACGCCCAGATCGATCTGCGCCAGGGCGAGCAGGACATGAACCTGGCACGTCTGGAAGCCGAGACGCGCATGAACGAGCTGCAGGTCATCAAGGAGACGGAACAGAACCAGGCGGAAGCGGCCGCCTACCAGGCCAGTCTCGCCAACGCGGCAGCGACCGGGTACCAGGGCGAAAGCCGGTTGCTTCAGTTCGCCGAGTTCTGCCGGAAGATGACGCGGCCGACGCTGACCGCGATGCTGGTCGTCTTCACCATGGTGGCCTTCTTCGCCACGGCCGACGCCGAGTTAAAGCAAACCATTCTGAACATGCTGGTCGCTGCCACCGCCACGGTCATCGCCTGGTGGTTCAGCGATCGCACCTTGGGCCACGCGGTGCGCCAGCGGTTGTGGGCGAGCTGATGCCGCGTCGTACCCCGAAGCCGTGCCGTCTGCGAGGTTGCTCAACGACTCACCGCAACCGTCACGGCTACTGCGACGCCCATGCCGATCGCGCCGTCGGTTGGGTGCGCAGCCACCAGGGCAAGAGTGCGGCCGAACGCGGTTATGGGTCGGATTGGGTCAAGATGCGGGCCGAAACTCTCAAAGAGGACGATTATTTGTGCCGCAATTGCCGGTCAAACGGCATCGTCACTCCGGCCTCTGAGGTCGATCACATCGTGCCGAAGGCGCAGGGCGGTACCGACTCACCAACCAACCGCCAATCGCTCTGCCACGCGTGCCACAAGGCGAAGACGCTCGCCGAGCGGACCGGGGGCGGGTCGAAAGTTCACAGCTTTTGATCCCTCGACCGTCCCCCCAACCGTTTTTCCACACTGTCAAAATTAAAAAATCCAATTTTATGGCCAGACGCAAAAAACCGACCGCCTTGAAGGTCATCGACGGGACCGCCCGTAAAGACCGAATGAACCCGGACGAGCCGGAGTTCGCGGACCTCAAATCCATCGAGCCGCCCGAGCAGATCGCCGACGACGAACTCGCCCGCGAAAAGTGGAACGAGCTCGCGCCGATGTTGGCCGGGTCCGGTGTGCTCAAGGTCACCGACAAAGACGTGCTCATGCTCTACTGCGACGCCTTCTCCCGGTACTGGCAAGCCAAGCAGGAACTGGACGAGAAGGGCGCCACGATCATCCATCCGGTCAACGGTCTGCCCGTGAAGAACGCGGCCGCGATGATCGTGAACGAAGCCTTCCGGCAGATGACCACGGCCGGCTCCCGGCTGGGTCTGGACCCGGCCAGCCGCCAGGGCATTGCCGGCAAAGACAAATCAGTGTCCCAGAACCGCTGGGCGGAGTTCGATTGATCCTGAATGGCCAACCACAACGTCACCAAGGCGAACAAATACGCCCGCGACGTCGTGGCCGGCCGCATCACCGCCTGCCGTTGGGTGGTGCTGGCGTGCCAGCGTCACCTGGACGACCTGGCGCGGGAGAAACAAGCCAAGTTCAAATACCGGTTCGACCGGAAGAAGGCCGAGCGAGCCTGCCGGTTCATCCAGCAGTTGCCGCACACCAAGGGCGAATGGGCGCTCAAGCGGCAGTTGATCAAGCTGGAACCCTGGCAGTTGTTCATCGTCTCCTGCGTGTTCGGTTGGGTCCGCAAGAAATCCAAGCTTCGACGCTTCCAGGAGGTGTATACCGAAGTCCCGCGTAAGAACGGGAAGTCGGCCATCAGTGCCGGTGTTGCCGTGTTCACCTTCGCGGCGGACAATGAATTTGGCGCCGAGGTGTACTCCGGCGCCACCACCGAAAAGCAGGCCTGGGAAGTGTTCCGCCCGGCCCGGTTGATGTGTCAGCGCTCGCCCGATCTGCTGGCGTATTTCGGGATCCAGGTGAACGCGACCACCGTCGTTCGCCATGAGGACGGCGCACGCTTCGAGCCGCTGGTGGGCAACCCGGGTGATGGTCAAAGCCCGAGTTGCGCGATCGTGGATGAGTACCACGAACACCAGACCGACGCGCTATACACCACCATGCTGACCGGCATGGGCGCACGCACCCAGCCGCTGCTATGGGCGATCACGACAGCCGGTTACAACATCGACGGCCCCTGTTACGACAAGCGCCGCGAAGTCATCGAGGTGCTCGAAGGCACCACACCCAACGATGAACTGTTCGGCGTCATCTACACCATCGACGAAGGCGACGACTGGACGGACCCGGCCATGCTCCGCAAGGCCAACCCCAACATCGGGGTGTCGGTCCGTGAGGACTACCTGGCCAGCCAGCAACAACGGGCGATCAACAACCCGCGTTACGTCAACACCTTCAAAACCAAACACCTGAACCTCTGGGTCAGCTCGAAGGTCGCGTTCTTCAACATGGAGCGCTGGAAGACGTGCGAAGACAAGACGCTGGCGCTGGAGGATTTTGCCGGTCAGGACTGCGTGCTCGGTCTCGACCTCGCGCGCAAGCTCGATCTGAATTCCATGGCCCGGTTGTTCTGGAAAGACATCGACGGCAAGCGGCATTACTTCTGCGTCAGCCCGCGTTTCTGGGTACCCGAAGACACGGTTTTCGATAACGACAACCGACGCCTGGCGGAAAAGTACCAGAAGTGGGTAGAGGGCGGGGTGCTCATACCCACGGAAGGTGCCGAGATCGATTACCGCGAGATCCTCGCCGAATGCATTGATGCCAACCAGGTGGCGCCCGTTATCGAGACGCCGGTGGATCCACACGGCGCCACCAACCTGGCGCACCACTTGGATGACGAAGGGCTGAACCCGGTCAGCATCACCCAGAACTACCAGAACATGAGCGACGGCATGAAGGAGCTGGAAGCGGCGATCAACAGCGGTCGGTTCCACCATGACGGCAATCCGGTGATGACGGATTCCGTGATGAACGTCGTCGCCAAATACCTGCCGGGCAATGACGACGTGATGCGCCCGATCAAGGAACACCCGGACAGCAAAATCGACGGCGCGGTGGCGTTGATCATGGCCATCGGCCGGGTCATGGCCGGCGCCGAAGCCGAACCACAACCGGAGATCATTCTGCTCTGATGTTTGGACGCAAAACGAAACAACTGGAACAGCAACTGGCCCAGGTTCACGCCGAGCTGGAACAGATCCAGATGAACAACTTCACGCTGGAGTCGGCCGAGGCCTTCGACCTGTTCACGACCGGCAACCTTTCGACGGCCGGAGCCCACGTCACTGAGAAAACGGCCATGTGCGTTGGTGCGGTCTATGCCAGTGTGCGCTTGATCGCCGGGGCCATTGCGGGTTTGCCGTTGCCGATTTACACCGACGGCGGCCAGGGCCGCGAGAAGGTAAACCACGATTACGCCTGGCTGTTGAACCGCGAGCCGAGCCCGATCTGGCTGGCGGCGTCGATGTGGGAATGGATCATCAAGTCGATCCTGTTGCACGGCGATGGGTTCGCTGTGATCGTCCGGCGCGGGCCCCGAGTGGTTGAACTGTTGCCACTCGATCCGCGCTGGGTGTTTCCGGAACAACGGAATGGACGCTTGGTGTACTTCGTTTATCCGGAAGGCATGGAACCGTTCGGCGTCGATCAGGACGACATGCTGCACTTCCCGGGTCTGGGTTTCGACGGCGTGCGCAGTTTGTCACCGATCAAGTACGCGGCGCGGGAAGCGGTTGGCATTTCGATCGCCCAAGGCGAATACAGCGGCCGCTTCTTCTCGAATGGCGCCCGGCACGACTTCGCTCTGCAGGCGGATTCTAAACTGACCGACGACACGGTCCGCCAGCTGCGCGAGACCTGGAACAAGCGACACAGCGGTTACAGCAACGCGCACTTGCCGGCCATCCTGCCGCAAGGGCTGGACGTGAAACAGCTGACCATGAACGCCGAGGACAGCCAACTGCTCGCCTCGCGTCAGTTCCAGGTGATCGACATCGCGCGGATCTTCGGCGTGCCGCCGCACATGATCGGCGAGACCGAGAAAACGTCCAGCTGGGGGACCGGCATCGAGAACATGGGCATCGCCTTCGTGATCTACACCCTCAAACCGCACCTGACCCGCATCGAACAGGAACTCAACCGCAAGCTGTTCGGACGCGGCTCGCGCTTCTTCGCCGAGTTCAACGTGGACGGCCTGATGCGCGGGGACAGCAAAGCCCAGGCGGAATACTTCACCAAGGCCCTGGGCGGATCCAGCGGCCCCGGCTGGATGACCGCGAACGAGGTGCGCCGCAAACAAAACCTGCCGCCGGAAGAGAACGGCAATCAACTGGTGACCTGGAGCGATAAGCATGCGAGCCAACCTGAAAAATAGACTGATGCAACTCTACGCGGACAACCGGAACCGGCCGCGACAGTTCCGCGCCGAACAGGGCGAAGACGGGACCACTCTGTACCTGTACGACGCGATCGGCAGTTACTTCGGTATCGGCGCCGAAGACTTCGTCCGGTCGCTGAACGACATCCGCGACGACCGGATCCACCTGCGCATCAACTCACCGGGCGGCGACGTCTTCGAAGCCCGGGCGATGCAAACCGCCATCCGCCAACACAGCGCCGAAATCATCGTCCACATCGACGGCCTGGCCGCCTCGGCCGCCACCGGTATCTCCATGGCCGCCGATCGGATCGAGATGGCCGAAGGCGCCTTCTTCATGATCCACAACGCCTGGACTCTGGGGCTCGGCAACGCCAACGATTTCGAAGAACTGGCGGCGATGCTGCGAAAGGTCGATGGGTCTATCAACAAGGATTACCAGCGCAAGACCGGCACGGACGAACAACAGATCAGCGACTGGATGGACGCCGAGACCTGGTTCACGGCCGAAGAAGCGCAGACCAATGGCTTCATCGACGACGTCTTCACAGGGGAGGGCGCGAGCAACCGCTGGGACCTGTCGGCCTACAGCAACACGCCCGCGAACCTGGTGCGCGAGCCGGAAGACGATGACGACATCGAGGCCGCGCGCGAATACCGAAACAGCCTTCTGCGTCGGGTGGACATGCTCGACGCCATTGCCGGTTAGCGGGTTCCCGCTGCCGAAATTCCAACCGCCTCCGGGCGGTTTTTTTATGTCTGAAGAAAACCGATAGGAGCTCTACATGATCTCGATTCAACAACTGCGGGAACAACGCGCGGAGCTGGCCAAGCAGATGCGCAACCTGGTGGAGAACACCGCCGACTGGAAAGACGAACACCAGGCGGAGTTCGACAAACACGAACGGGAAATCGCCAACCTGGACGCGCAGATCGACCGGCACCAAAAGGTGTTGGATATGGAAGCCAAGGAAAAGGCCAACATCCAGACCCGCGCCGACCGCGACGGCATCAGCACCGACGAAGCCGAAAACAACCTGAACGAAGAAAAGCAGATCTTCAACGCCTGGTTGCGCAACGGCGTGGATGGGCTGTCGATGGAGCAGCGCCAGGCGATCGTTCAGCGCGCCCGTGAAGTCCGCAACACCATGAGCACCGGGACCGGCTCCGAAGGCGGCAATCTGGTCCCGCGCGAATTCGCGTCCTCGATGCTGGAAGCCATGAAGGAATACGGTGGCATGCGCCAGGTGGCCACCATCATCCAGACCGATACCGGGGCGACCATGGACTGGCCCACCACCGATTCCACGTCCGAAGAAGGCGAACTGGTCGGCGAGAATGCCCAGGCCACCAGTGGCGATCCGTCGTTCGGTACCAAGTCCCTCGACACGCACAAATTCAGTTCCAAGGTGGTCACGGTACCGTTCGAGCTGCTGCAGGATTCCGCCATTGATTTGGAAGCGCACATCAATGGCCGCCTGGTCGAACGACTCGGCCGCGTCACCAATCGCCTGTTCACCACCGGCACCGGTACCGGTCAGCCGGGCGGCATCGTGACCGGTTCGGTCTCCGGCAAGATCGGCCAAACCGGCCAGACCACCACGGTGACGACCAACGACCTGTTGGACCTGAAACACTCGGTGGATCCGGCTTACCGCAACAGTGCTCGCTGGATGTTCCACGACCAGACGTTGAAGAGCCTGAAAAAACTCACCGACCCGACCACCAAAAAGCCGCTGTGGTTGCCGGGCTTCGACGTGCGCGAGCCGGATACCATCGACGGCGACCCTTACACCATCAACCAGCAGATGCCGCAAATGGCCGCTGGCGCCAAGTCGATCCTGTACGGGGATTTCCGCAAGTACCTGATCCGCGACGTGATGCAGATCCTGCTGTTCCGGATGACCGATTCGAAATACACCGAAAAAGGGCAGGTGGGTTTCCTCGCCTGGATGCGTTCCGGTGGCGACCTGATGGATGTTGGCGGCGCGGTGAAGCATTACCAAAACGCCGCGAGCTGATCGCCCAACTGAACCCGGCCTCGTGCCGGGTTTCCTGTTTTTGAACCTCATTTAAGGAGCGCACCATGGCCGCGAACAAGAGCCGCAACGGGCAGAACAAACCGAACGAGACCGGAACTCAAACCGAATCGAAGCCCGGTACCGAAACCCAAACGGATCCGAAGCCGGAACAGCAATCCAAACCAGACGGCGAGACGCAGACTAACCCCGACCCGCAAACCAATCCGGACGATGACAACACCCCAACGCCTGAACCCAGCGAGACGGTTACCGCTCTGGCGCTGGTGGACCACGGGCCGTTCAACCTGCGATGCGGATACGTCTGCCGGGTACCCGCTGAATCCGCCGAGCAGTTGGAAGCCGATGGCGTGATCGACACCCACGAGAAGGCCGTCGCCTCTGGCCAGCAATCGGCGGAAGAGGAGGGCAGCGAGTAATGCTGGTGTCGGTCGCGGACGTCAAAACCCAGTGCCGGTTGCCGGACAGCCACACGGCCGAGGATGCGTTGCTAGAAGGCATCGCCCAGGCGGCCGTCGATGCGGCCGAAGGGTACCTGAACCGCAAACTGTATCCGGATCAGGAAACGCTGGACGCGGACCCGGACGCGCCCGACGGCGCCATGGTGATCACCGCCGGCATCAAGGCCGGGATCCTGTTGATCGCCGGCGACCTCTACGCCAACCGCGAGTACACCGTGACCGGCACCATCCTGTCATCCTTCGATCGGACCCTGGATCATCTCTGGGGTCCGCATCGTCGATTTGGAGCCTGACCCATGCGAGCCGGAAGACTGAACCACCTGGTGCACGTCAGCGACGACAAAGGTACCGAGACCGTTCACTGGGTCGAATGGCTGGAACAGCCGCCCGGTAGTGAAGTCAAAGGCCTGCGGCTGGACAACGACATCATCATCCGCCATCGCAACCTGCCGCCGATCGAGCCCGGTCAGTGGGTCGCTAAAGACTCTCGCCTGTTGCGCGTGTTCTGGACCGGCCCTAGTGAACGGGTGCGCCATGGGTTCGAATCCCACTGTGTCGAGTACAGCGGTCAGTCGGCGAAATACACGACCGACGCCGGTACCGAGTACCCATGCCGCGTGTTCATCGAACGCGACGTGGACTACATCGGCGAAGTAGGGCGGGTGGCTGAAACCCGCCACCGCATCGAGGTGCTGAAACATCAGCTCGCCGGCCATGAACCGGCATCGGGTGACCGGGTATTGGTGGACGGCGAGACCTTCGACATCGAAGGCCCGGCACCAGGTGGCAACGACGGCATCGTGTTGCAGCTGGTGGCGTTATGAGTGGTTTCACCGTCGATACCTCGCGCTTGAACGAGATGGGTGCCTTCCTCGGCGCGCTGGATTCCGAAATCAACCGGGCGTCGGTGAAGTCGGCCAACCAGACCGCTACCTGGTTGCGTCGATTGTTCGTCGATGAAGTCGCCAAGCTCGGCCCGAAGAAAAAACTCGTGCGCGAGATGACCAACATCAACCGCGCCAAACAGGGCCGACCGGTGGCGGAAGTGCGGCCGAGTGGCATGCGTTTGTTCGCCGACTCCTTCACCAGCAAACGCATCGAGCCGTTGGATCCGAGCGGTACCCGGGGCCGGACCGTGGTGACCGGTTTTCAGGAAGAACGCACCGCGATCGGCTTCGTCAACACCAAAGCCAAGAGCGGTGACCCGCGTACTTTGCGAACACGATCGGCCAAGGGCCAATTGGATAAACCCCAAGCCGGTCTCGGCCCGAGCCCGGCGATTCTGTTTTACGACTTCTTCGACGCGCAGCCGGATCTGGAAGAGGAGATCTACCAGGCCCTGGTCAGCCACTTCGAAGACCACCTGACGGAGGCCATGAACAACCGATGAGTGCCACCGAGATCAGCACCGAAATCAAAGCCCGGTTGAACGACCTGCCGGGCGTCACCGCCTTCAGCGGCAAGCCGGCGGAGTGGATCAACAACCCGACTTACCCGGTGATTTGCCTGGAACCGCGCACCGAACGCATCGAGGCGATCAACCCGCCCAAGGTTAAATACAGCCGCGCCTGGGCGGTCGAAATCCTGACCGACCAGGACGACCCGGAACCCGCGCTGACCAGCTTGTTGCGCGAGACCTTCGACGCCCTGGCGCTGGCGCAACATCACCCGCAACTGGCCGGCGCCCGGCTCGCTGTCGGCGATGTCGCCTTCAACCTCTTCATCAACCAGTCCCATCAGTCCAGCGCCGTGTTTCAACTGACGGCGACCTGGGTGGAGTAACCCCAACCACGGAGAACCCCATGGCCAAGAAAGAGACCTTCATCGTGACCGGCCTGGCGCCGATTGAGGCCGACGGCGAGACCTACACCACCAAAGGCAAGCCGATCGAACTGACCGACGACCAGGCCCGGCCGCTGCTCGCTCGCGGTTACCTGCGACGTCCCAAACCGATCGCCAAACCCAAAGCCAGAGACTGACCCGAACCCCATCCCGACCATCCCATAGGAGAACCCCACTATGTCCGAAGCCAGTTACCTCGGCAGCGGCAACGTCTACCTGCGCGAAAAGGGAGCCGGCGACCCCTTCCTGCCAGTGGGCAACTGTTCCGCGCTGAACTTCGCGTTCGAGGAAGACAAGAAAACCCTCACCGACTACCGCAACCCCGGCGGCGGTATCGCCGACTCGGTGACCCGCATCACCGGTGCGACCGGCAACATGACCACCCACACCCTGAGCGCCCGCAACCTGGCCAAGGCGCTGCGAGCGGACGTGTCCGCCGTTGTTGGCGCGGCCATTGTGGATGAAGCCCACACCAGTGCCGGCGTTAAAGGCGAGTTCATCCCGTTCGATCATCCGCGCGACAGCAGCCAGTCGCTGACCGTGACAGACTCGACTGACGCGGCATTGACCGAGGATGTTGATTACACCGTAAGCGCGGGCGGCATCGTCGTCATCGGCGGCGGTGGCATCGATGACCAGGGCGTGAAACTGTCTTATCAATCCGCCGGTGCCGACGTGGTCGAAATGCTCACCAACTCGGGCAAGGAATACGTGATGTTGTTCGAGGGCTTAAACGAAGCGAATTCCGGCAAGGCAGTGAAGATCGTCATCCACCGGGTGAAATTCAGCCCGGCGTCCGGTATGGACTGGTTGGGCGATGACTTCGCCGAACTGCCGCTGACGTTCGACATGCTCGCCGACAACAGCATCACCGCTGCGGGTAAATCGAAGTATGCAAAGGTGAGTTTCGAGCAGTAAGAGAAGGGGCCACCGAGAGGTGGCCCTGTTTGGATTCAATGAAGGTGGGGATCAGTGATTCAAAGTGTCCTGATCGTGATCGCTCCGGGCAGTCAACGTCAGCCCCAGGCTTTTTAGGATGGCCAGTGTGGTGGACAGTGTCGGGTTGCCGTTCTCACCAAATGCCTTGTAAATCACCGACCGGTGAATGCCGGTTTCTTCGGAAATGCTGGTGATGCCCTTGGCTTTGGCCACCACACCCAGCGCCTCTTTGATGTATTGCTGATCGCCAGTTTCCAACGCGCCAGCGACGAAGGCTTCGATGGCCTCTGGGGAATCCAGGTGCTCTGCCGGATCCCATCGTGTTGCCCGTTTTCCCATGATCAAACCCTCAGTTCATAGCGTCTCACAAAGTAGACGTCTGCGAGTCCCGATTCAATTGAAATCTCAGCGCCAAGAGTGATTTCCATGGCCGATGAACGCCTCTATTCCATCCGCCTCGGGCTGGACGCCACCCAGGGCACGAAGAACATCCGCCAGTTCCACAAGGAGTTCAACCGCACCCTGAAGGAGATGGGCCAGTCCAAGCAGGACATCCAGCAGTTCAAACAACTGGCCAAGGACGCCGAAACCAGCGAGCTCGCCTTACAGGACGTCGGCGAGGAGATGGGCGAGTTGGTCCGCTCCTACAACCAGTTGAAGCGCGAAGCCAGCGCCCGCGACAAGCTCAACTTCGTTCCCGACAAGCAGATCGAAAAACAGGTCCGCGAGGTCCGCCGGCACTTCGCCACGCTGAAGCGCTCCGGCAAACTGACCGCCGACGAACTCGCCCGCGCCTACAACGAGACCGAACACCAGATCCGCCAATTGCGTGGCCAGACCGAAGCGGCCGCGACCAGTACCGAGTCCTCGTTCAAACGCATCGCCGCCAGCGTCACCGGTCTGATCGGTGCGTTTTTTGGGATTCGCGAGCTCGGCCAGTCCGCCATCGGCGTGCTGCGCGTCGGCGATCAGTTCGAGCGGTTGAACTCGCAACTGGAAGCCGTGACCGGCAGCGCCGAACGCGCCCAGGAGGCGATGGACTGGATCACCCGCTTTACCCAGGACACCCCACTGCAACTCGAACAGGTCACTGAGCAGTTCACCCGCCTGAAGTCCTTCGGCCTCGATCCGATGGACGGCACCCTGCAAGCCCTGGTCGATCAAAACGAAAAGCTCGGCGGCGGCTACGAACGATTAAACGGCATCGTCAACGCCTTCGGCCAGGCCTGGGCCAAGCAAAAACTCCAGGGCGAAGAGATCCTGCAGTTGATCGAACGCGGTGTGCCGGTCTGGGACACCCTGGCGGAGATGACCGGCAAGACCACGGCCGAACTGCAAAAGATGAGCAGCGCCGGCGAGCTCGGCCGAGACACCATCCGCCAACTCTTCGAAGAACTCGGCGAACAGGCCGCCGGATCCGCGGCCGCCAACATGAGTCTGGCATCCGGTTACGTCTCCAACCTCAAGGACCAGTGGGTCCTGTTCAAGCGCGAGATCGCCGAAGCCGGTGTCTTGGAATACGCCAAGGGCGAGCTCCGCGATCTGCTTACCCGCATCAAGGAACTGAAAGCCGACGGTACCCTAACTCGCTGGGCGCAGTCGATCAGCGACGCCACGGTCGGCTTTAGTGAAGCCGTTAAAAATTCGGCCCGGTTCGTCGTCAGTCTGAAAGACGAACTGATCCTGCTGACCAAGGTATTGGTCGCGGTAAAGCTGGGCGGCTTCATCAACAACCTGTTGAAAGCCGGTGTGGCCATGGGTGGGCTGGGTGTCAAAGCGGCCGCCGCCACGACCGCGATTAAGGGCCTCGGTACCGCGATGAAAGCCTTACCCGGTCGCTTCCTGATTACGCTGGCTCTGGTCGGCGGCGAGCGGGTGTTGTCCATGATCAACGAGATCACCGATCGGTCGGAAGAACTGAATCGCAGCCTACGCCTGGCCAACTCGGAAGTGAAATTGAACGAGGCTCGCCGAGAGCTACAGCAGACCGCCGACCAATACCGGCAACTGGCTGACCAAGTTCGCGAATACGCCGACCTGAACCTGCGCACCCGGCAACAGATCATCGAACTGGACGCGGTCGAGCGTGCCAACTACCAACAAAAACTCCAGGCCTATCAAGCCTTCACCCGGCGCACGTTGGCCGAACTGGAAGCCCGACAAAAACTGGGCGAAGTGACCCAGGCCGAAGTCGAAAAAGCCCGCCAGTCCTACGAGCAGGCCAGCGCCGCACTGGACGAACTGCGCGCCACTACGGATCTGGTCACAAAAGCCAACCGCAACGGCTTGGGATTGGACACCCAGCAACTGGTCGATCGCTATGGCGACCTGCGCGACGCGGGCATGGAAGCGGCCGACGCCATGCGCCAGGTGGTCGAGAGCCTGCCACTCGGTGAACCCGAAGGCCTGAAGGCGATCGGTGCCCTGGTCAAAGATTTATCGCACAACACCGAACTGACCGCCCAAGAGATCGATGCGGTATTGAACGACGCCTTCGCCAACGTCACCGACGGCGAACTGGCCCGGTTGGCCGCACAGATCGACACCACACTGGACGGCGCCAGCGATCAGGCGCGCATATTGGCCAACACCTTCAACGATCGGTTGGGCGCGGCCTTCAAAAAACTGGGCGTGGATCTGCAGGAAGTCCAGACCGGAATCAGTTCATCCGGACAGGAAGCGACTACGGCGTTCCGGAATCTGACCGACTACCTGGCCGGCGCTGGCCTGCAAGGCGAGCGATCGGCGGCCGCGATCGAGACCGCCTTCAAACAAATGTACGCGGGTCTAAACGACGCCGAGCAAGAAATCGTGCAAGGCATTTTGTCCTCGGCGGTCGATGACGGCCTGATCAGTGCCGAGCGGATGAAGGCTTTACTCGAGGAGACTGGCCAGGCCAGTCAGACCATGGCCACCCAGGTCGAAACCAGCCAACAGCGGGTGGCCCAAGCCTTCGACACCACCACGGAAAAAGTCGAAAACACCAACCGGAAGTTAAGAGAAAGTGGCGAGGTCGCCCGGTCCCTCGGTGAACTGGTCGCCGGTTACATCAACGCCGCGACAGCCGAAGTCAGCGCCCTGGGCGATGCCGCTCGCCAGTCGTTCGCCGAGTCGATGAACCTGCCGGTCGAACCCGTCCTCGATGACGTCGATCGCTTGCGCCAGGGCGTGATCGATGCCCAGACCAGCCTGCGCGAGAACGTCCAGGGCATGCTGACCAGCTTCGACGCCTCGGGCATCCGCCAGTTCGCGCACGAGATCGAAGCGGCCAAGGAGCGGACCGTCATCGCCTTCAATCAACAGAAACTGGCCTACACCGAGCTGGTGCAATCGATCGAAGACGGCAGCCTGTCCGGTAACGCCCTGATCGATCAGGCTGAACGCGCCATCGAACGCTTCGACCTGCTCGACAACCAGGACCTGAGCACACTGCGCAGTGCCATCAACAGCGCCCGGTCCGAACTGGAGAGCTTCAACCAGAGCGCCGAATCCACACTGCTGAACCTGCAGAACGAGCTCGATCGGTTGCGCGGCAATCTGGCCGACGTCGAGCGTCGCCGGTACGAACAACAGAAAGCCGAACTCGAAGCCCAGATCGACCAGGCCAAACGACTCAACGATCGGGACGCCCTGAAGGACCTGCAGGACAGCCTCGCCTTGCTCGAGCAAATCCACCGCGAACGGCAACGCCAGATCCGCGAGGACCAACAGCGAGACGTCGAGCGCGAGTCCGAAAAAAGCCAACCGAAAAACACCGCACCGCCGAGCAACGACCCCCCGAAACAGTCCGTTGATCTGCGTTTGCCCAACGGCCAAACCACGACGGTCGCCGGCGACCCGAACGACATCAACGATCTGATGGACTACCTGGCGCAGGCCGGGATGAGGACCACCCAATGACCCTGGACGACCTGACCCTGACCGACAACCTGGTCTGGCAAAACGAGTACGCCTTTACCGCCATCGAACAGACCGCCGAGCGCTCGTTGACCGGCGGCCTAATCGTTCAGGAAGGCCAAAAGCAATTCGGCCGACCGATCCGCTTAAACCTCGGCTGGCTGCCGCGTGTGGACCTGGATGCGCTGAAGGCCAAAGAAAATCAGGCCAGTGAACCGATGCAACTGACCATGCCGGACGGCCGTTCTTTTTGGGTCATCTTCGATCGCACAACCGGTACCGCCATCCAAGCCACCCCGGTGAATGACTACACCGACGCCAGCACCGATCCGACCTGGAAATACCAGGTCACCGTGAACTTTCTCACCGTCGAACCGCCACCTGTTTAAGGAGCATCCGCTGTGCCCATTACCTCCGCCGACATCAAACTGATGCAACCCGAACGCCTGACCGACAACCCCGACGGCGGCGGCAGCATGACCGGCAACCCCGTCATCGACGGCGACATCAACAACCTGTTCGAGGACATCTCGCGGGTCAATCGCACCTACGGCCAGACCGGTCTGCGCAAAGCCTTTTTGAAGGTGGATACCGATACCGCCGATTTGTATCTGGATGCCCACGCGATTTTGAGCGCTCAACCCCAGGATCCGAACGTGTCCGGTCTGTTGTTCACCACCGACGACTTCACCGACGAACGGGTGGACGCCCGACAGCGCGTCGAGTCCTTCGTGGTCCCGGGTCCGATCACCGGGCTCTATTTGCGCGGGGAACAGCTGAAGGGACAGAAGTCGCTGATCTGTTACGCGCCGACGATCAATACCGCGCCGGCGCCGGAAATCGGCGAGACCTACTTGCTGCGCATCGAGGACGATCTATCCACCCAGCAGTTCATCAAGATCCTCGACGTCGAACATTCGGTGGAGACCTTCACCTACGAAGTCACCGGTGGCAACATCCGG